TGTACCTGGACCCGTAAGATAATTTTTAGGAGCAAAAAATGGCAATTACCCAAGCAATGGCTACATCGTTCAAGGTTCAAATCTTGAATGGTCAGCATAACTTTACTGCAAACACGTTTAAATTAGCGCTGTACACCAGCTCAGCTACTCTAAATGAGAACACAACTGCTTACGCAGCAACTAACGAAGTACCCTCTACTGGCAACTATTCTGCTGGTGGCAATACTTTGACGGTTAGCGTAACCCCAACCAATACTGGCAACGTGGCTTTTATCTCGTTTGCTAATACTTCTTGGGCAAATGCAACCATTACTGCTAATGGCGCTTTGATTTACAACGCTAACTTGTCTAACGCAGCTGTATGCGTATTGGCTTTTGGTGGCGATAAGACCTCAACAAACGGTACTTTCGCAGTGAACTTCCCAACAGCAGATGCAAGCAATGCAATTATTCGTTTGACCGCTTCGTAATTAGGAGAGCCTCATGGCTTTGATTCTGAAAGATAGGGTTAAAGAAACTAGCTCTAGCTCTGGCACAGGCAATATAACTCTGGGTGGTGCGTTTCCTGGCTACCAGACGTTTAATGCCGCCATTGCTTCTGGTTCTACCGTTTATTACACCATTCATAACTTAGCTGCTGGGTTTGATACCGAGTGGGAAGTGGGTGTTGGTACGTTTACATCTCCAGCTACATTAGCTAGAAATACGGTTCTTTCCTCATCTACAGGGTCGCTAATTAACTTTACCGCTGGTAGTAATGGGCTTGAGGTATTTATTACTCAGCCAGCCGAACAAGCGATATATACCAATCAAACTACAGGCTTAGTTGAGTCAAACGGTAACGGGGCAAATACTATTTCGTTTACCAACATCAATGCGTCTAACGTAGTGATGGTGTCTGGCACAATCAGCACCAATGCTGCAAACGCAACTGACATTACAAACAAAGCATATGTAGATGGCCTAGTTCTTTCTGGTACTCATTTCCACGAGCCTGTTCTGGTTGAAGAAGATGTAGCTTTAGACGCTGTGTATGTTCAGCCAAACGGTGCTGGTAACGGTGTAGGTGCAACATTGACTAACAATGCTGCTAACGTAGCCCTTGTAGTTGATGGTGTAAGCGTATCAAACACAGCCCGTATTTTGGTATACGCACAGGCTAACGCCGTGCAAAACGGTGTTTATACAGTTACCAATCCAGGTAATGCTTCTGCACAATGGGTTTTAACTCGTTCTACTGACACAGATACTTTTGGTTTAGCTAGCTCAACTCAATTGAGTGAAGGTTCAACTTTCTTCGTTACTTCTGGTAATACAGGCGCTGGTCGGACGTATACATGTAATACCCAAGGCACAATTACTTTTGGCTCAACCAATATTACATTTGCTCAGATTAGCTCTGCTCAGATCTATGCGGCTGGTACAGGCTTAAACCTTGCCAACCTGACGTTTAGTATTGCTAATACAGCGGTTACGGCTAATACGTATGGTAACGACGGTGCAGTTGGTCAGTTCACAGTTAATGCACAAGGTCAACTTACCAATGCTGTTACTGTATCGGTTAACGCTTCGGCTATTTCATTAGGTACTTTAGCTAACGCCAGAACCACAGCGGATTCAGCAAACGGTGCAAGCACAATTGTGGCTCGTGATACTAATGGCTCTTTTGCTGCCAACGTAATTACGGCTACAACAGTTAATGCAACCTCTGGTAACTTTACCGATATTACTGGTAACGCCATAGCTTTAACGGCTATCAATGCTTCAAACATCACTAGCGGTACTTTAGATAACGCTAGAACCACAGCAAGCACTTCAAACGGTGCAAGCACAATTGTAGTTCGTGATGCCAACGGAGCTTTTGCGGCTGGTAACGTAACCGCAGCTAACTTTATTGGTGCTGGTACAACCATCACTTCTATCAACGCTTCTAACATCTCGTCTGGCACGATTGATAACTCTCGCACTACAGCGGCTTCTGCTAATGGAGCTTCTACGATTGTTCTACGTGATGCTGGTGGTAACTTTACAGCCAACACAATTACGGCAAACATCGCAGGTGATATTTCTGGTGGTACAAATATCAACGCCTCCAACATTACTTCGGGGACTATTAACAATGCAAGGACTACTGCTGCTTCTAGCAACGGGGCTTCTACTATTGTTCTTCGTGACGTTAATGGGAGCTTTGATGCCAACGTAGTAAACGCTACAGATCTTAGTGGAGGCGGCACTTTAATTACCTCCATGAACGCATCGAACTTGTCTGCTGGTACGGTACCCGTTGCTCGTGTATCAGGCTCTTACACAGGCATTACTGGGGTAGGTACAGTTACTGCGGGTACATGGCAAGGTAATACTGTTGGGGTTGTCTATGGTGGTACGGGTACAGGTACTCAATTTACCGCTGGCTCTGTTGTATTTGCTGGAGCGTCTGGTGTTTATTCACAAAACAATTCAGAATTATTTTGGGATAGCGCAAATACTAGATTAGGTGTTGGTACTAGTAGCCCCACTTTTAAATTAGATGTTAATGGTTCAGACAATGGAATTTCTATAAATGTTAGAAACCCATCTGGAACGGACAGATTAGGTTTTGGATATGTTTCTTCTGCGCCAATAAACAACATAACTCAAGCTCAGGTTTTGGCTGATGGGGTTGATGGTTCTTTGCTTTTATCATCGAGAACCAATACAGCCTCTGGTATTAAATTTTATACAAACTCTGCTACTACAGCTACAGAACGGATGCGTATTACCTCTGCTGGTGATGTAGGTATTGGTACGGCTAGTCCTGCCCATAAATTACAAGTAATTGGCGCAAGTGCTGCTATTTCAAACTCAGGTTCAACTGCATTTACTTACTTTGATGTTAATAATGCTTACGGAACTACACGAATTGGAACTGATGCAGCTGGAGTAGGGTATGTTGGTACTGTATCAAACTTACCATTAGCTATCTATAGCGGCAATACAGAACGGATGCGAATTGATACAAGTGGTAACGTAGGCATTGGTACTAGTAGTCCTGCGGCAAACAGAAAATTAACTATTAGCAATACAGGTCAAGTGGCGGCAATGCGGATTGATGCGCCAACTGGTTATGATTCTTTTATTGAGTTTACAGAAAATAGTTCTGTAACTGCTAATACTTATTGGCAAATTAATAAAACAACATCAACTCATGCCTTGCAGTTTTGGAATGGCTCAGAGCGTATGCGTATTACCTCTGGTGGTGATGTAGGTATTGGTACAAGTAGTCCCAGCGGCAGACTTCACGTATCTAGTAGTGGTACGCCAACTATATTTTTAACGGACCCAAGTGGGGCGTTAAGGTTTGTTACTAGTACTGGTACTAACTATATTCAATCAGGAACAAGTACAAGTACTTCAGCAGCGCCACTTGTTTTTAGCGGAATAAATGCAGGAATAGAATACGGTAGGTTCTCTGCAGCGGGTGGTTTCTCAGTTGGTACAACTTCTGACCCAGGTGTTGGTGCAATCTACGCTACAGGTAACATTACTGCGTTCTTCTCGGATAAGCGCCTCAAAAACGTATCAGGCAAAATTGAAAATGCTTTAGATAAAGTTAAGAGCTTGTCAGGTGTGTACTACACCATGAACGATGTAGCTAAGGCTAACGGCTATGATTCTGACGAAACTCAGGTTGGTGTTATAGCCCAAGAGGTAGAAGCCGTATTGCCTGAAATCGTTAAAGCTGCGCCGTTTGACCTAGACGAAAACGGTAATAGCAAGTCAGGTGAGAATTACAAGACAGTTCAGTATGAAAAGTTAGTACCGTTGCTTATTGAGGCTATTAAGGAGTTAAAAGCCGAAGTTGATGCTCTGAAAGGTAAGTAATGTTTGGCTTCTCGCCCTACGCAGGTGCGCCGTTTGCTGATACAGGTGTAGAAACTGTAGGTATTACAGTTCAGCTTACTGGCGTATCTGCTATTGGCGTTGTAGGCACAGTTGCTTTACAGACAAACAACAACATTGATGCGGTGGGTGTAAACGCTGTTGGGCAAGTTGGTACAGTAACAGTTGTAGCCCCGTCAAATTTAGATTTAGTAGGTATACCTACCCCAGTATTGGTTGGCACGGTTACTGTTGTTGCCGAGAGTAATTTAGACCTTAATGGCTTTGCAGTACCTGTCTTACTTGGCACAGTTGAGGCTAGTGGTAGCTCTGAAAACAACGTTACTGGCTTTGCGGTGCCGACCCTACTTGGGCAAGTAACTCTTGTAACTAACAACTTTATTGATGTCACTGGCTTTTCAATCCCAGTACAACTTGGCAACGTTGATGTAAATGCTGGTGGTATTGTTGATGTAACAGGTGTTTATGCGGTTGGTGTAGTTGGCACGGTTGATGCTCAAGCCAATTCCGTAGTTGATTTGACTGGGTTTAGAACCGTTGTTAGACTAAAGAGAGTTAATGTTTGGGGACTTGTTGATACTGCGCAAACTCCAAATTGGGGTAATGTTTTAGTGCCTTCAGGTTTTGATATAGCAGCTTAAGGATAAATTATGGCAACAACATATTCGACAAGTTTAAAACTAGCCCTAATTGGGGATGGCGATCAGTCTGGTATCTGGGGACAAACGACTAATACCAACCTAGGCACTTTGGTTGAACAGGCTATTACTGGCGTTCAGGGCATTACCATGAGTGATGCAAACTACACTCTGACTAACTTTAATGGCACATCAGATGAAGCTAGAAATGCAGTCTTGGTAGTAACAGGTACAAACAACGCCGTTCGAGACCTTATTCCGCCACTAGTAGAGAAGCTATATACCATTCAAAACAACACCACGGGTGGGTACGCTATCCGTGTAATTGGGGCTTCTGGTACTGGTGTAAATATCCCTAACGGCACAGCCTGCCTTGTCTATTGTGATGGCACTAACTTCTATAGTGGGCTGTCTGGTACATCAGGAAACTTTAGTGTTAATGGCGTTCTGTCTGCAACCAACGTATCTGCAACCAACATAACTGCAACCAACATAACGGCTTCTGCAAATATATCTTCCGCAAATGCAACCTTTAGCGCTACTGTAACAGCCCCAACTGCAGCCAACGGAACCAATACTACTCAGGTAGCTACGACAGCATTTGTTAACGCAGCAGTAGTTGCGGCAACAGGTTCTTTGGGCACAATGTCTAGTCAAAACGCTAATAACGTTACTATTACAGGTGGAACAATCACTGGCATTACTGACTTAGCCGTAGCTGATGGTGGTACAGGACGCTCTACTTTGACGGCTAACGCTGTGCTTGTTGGTAACGGCACATCAGGAATTAACTCAGTATCTCCTAGCACTGCTGGTAACTTGTTGGTTTCAAACGGCTCTGCTTGGACTTCTACTACACTTGCTGCTTCTGGCGCTAAATTAGGTTTAGGTATTACGGGTGAGGTTTGGAATGACTTAACAGGATCTAGATCGTTTAACGCCTCTTATACAAACAATAACGCTTACCCAATTGCTGTTACTGCTAGAACAACTTGTTCAGGTGGTTCTGCAATTGCTTTTATTGTTAACGGTGTCACTATCTCTAACTTTAACTGGCAGTTCAACGGTTGCGGATCGTTTGGTGGTGGTTTTGTTATTGTTCCTCCAGGTCAGACTTATCAGTTAAATAGTGGTCAAGGGTTAGATTTTTGGCGTGAGCTTTATTAAGGATAAATAATGAAACACTATAAAGACGCAGATAATAAACTATTTGGTATTGAAGAAGGTCAGCTAGTACCTGATGGCTTAACAGAGATTACTAAAGTTGAAGCTGATCGTATTGGTAAATTAAATTACGAAAAGTTTAGGGAAGAAGAGCTTGCACAAATGGATTACGTGCGCCAGCGTATTAATAACTACCCAGAACTAGGTGAGTTTGTCGATGCTTGGGTTAAGAATGACCAAACGGCTTTAGAGGAATATCGTCAAAAATGTTTAGAAATTAAAGCAAAGTATCCCAAGCCTGAAGGTTTTTAACGGATTAGACTATGCCATTACCATCATCAGGCGCTCTTTCGATGTCCGCTATCAATACCGAGTATGGTAGGGGTAACAACCTAAACGCTTATCGTGGAACTACGTATTACACCTCTTCAGGCGGCCCTTTTACGTTTTCATCTGGCGCTTTGGCGTTTAATGCTTTTTACGGAACCCAAGCAGCTGCGCCTACTGATTTTACAGTTAGCCCTGCCGTTTCTGGTATTACTAACTGGAGTCTTGCTGCTAACGGACCATTAAATCTTGGTTCGTCTGGGGTATGGAATATCACCATGGTAACTACCAGATCGGTATCGGTAAAAATGTGGGGTGCTGGTGGCGGTGGTGGTGGATCTGGTGGCGGTGCTGGTGGATTTAGTTCAAGAACTTTAACTCTTACTAATGGTACTACGTATTGTTTGCGAGTTGCATCGCCTGGCACTGGCAGTGGTGCAGGTTCTCCAGGAGGAGGTGCACGAGGTGTTAATGGCGCTGGTGGTGGTGGATTTAGTGGTATGTTTACTGGTAATAATGCGCTTAGCCAAGGTTCTGCTCTTTTAATAGCGGGTGGCGGTGGCGGTGCGTCTGGATATTCTGGTTACGGAGAGACTGGTGCTGGAGGCGGTAGCTCTGGACAAAGTTCTAGCGATGGTAGTCAAGGGGGCGGTGGCGGTTCGCAAAATAGTGGTGGCAGTGCAGCTGCGTACAATGGTGCTGGGAATGGTAGCGCCTTACAAGGCGGTACTGGTGCTACTGAGGGAGAAGGTCCAGAAGGTGGTGGAGGCGGTGGAGGTTGGTTTGGTGGCGGTGGTGGTAACGCTGGCGGTGGTGGCGGTGGATCTGGTTATGCCCCAAGCGGTACAACTACAGCTGGTAACAGAACTACACCAGGTAACTCTGGCGATGGAAATCGTGGCTCTGCTGGTAACGTAGGAACTGCTGGAAGGATTTATTTATCTGCATGAATATTACAATTATGAACGTTAAATACGAAAACTTTATAGGTATTTATGAAAATGCGTATTCGCAAGAATTTTGCAATGCAGCGATTAAATACTGTGATGACATGCTGGATGCTGGTTTTGGAATTAACAGACAGCAAGAAGACTCAACCGTAGCAGCACATAGAAAAAACGATCTTACTATTTTTGCTAGTAGTGAACAAGTAATAGACTTTTATGTAACAAAAGAACTTTATAGACAATTTAATACCGATTTTTGGGCTGGGCCGTATAAAGAATACGCTACTAAATTTAGTATTCTTCAAAATTTTGCATCCCATGGTAGCTTTGCTTGTAGGGTTCAAAAGACCCCTGTTGGGGAAGGCGCTGCTTATCATACATGGCACAGTGAAGCTATGAACAGAGGTTGCTCTGGCAGGATATTAACTTGGATGCTGTATTTAAATGATGTTGAAGAAGGCGGGGAAACAGAGTTTTTATATTACCCAAAAAGAATTAAACCAAAAGCAGGTACTTTGCTTATTTGGCCTGTTGGGTTTACGCATACACACAGAGGCAATCAGCCTTTAAGCAACACAAAATATATTTTGACTGGCTGGGTAGAATTTTAAGGGGCTTTATATGATTAAAGAAATTCAAGACTCTGTAGAAGGCGGTGAATTTAAACCTCGTCATACCATTGAAATCTACTGCCCTAATTGCAGCCGTGATGTAGATGAAGCCGAATTAACTGCTAAAAAGTGCAACGACTGTGGAGACCCGCTTGAGGATCCAGAGCAGCACGTAGCTATTGTGGTAGCTAATATGTCATTTGGTGGATCAACACTCTGAGGCAAAGAACAGTGAGATATGTCGGACGAACTGGGTTTATCGGCTGGTGCCAAGGGGATCAGCGAGGGGCTTAAGACTGGGCGTGAGGCTGGGCGAGAGATTGGTA